ACAGTGGCTGACGGGTCACCAGGACTCATACACTTGCCATCGACGACCCTACCGCCGAAGCGGAAGAAATGGAACAAAGTGTCCATCCCCAAAGGCGCAATCACCCTGCGCGTCGGTGACGCACCCTGGATGAACGGTGTGCACACCATGGACAAGATCCTCAAGATCACGGCCAGTGACATCTACAAGATAGACACGAGCTTGGAAAAGCAGAAGCGTGAAGCTGTCTTGGGGGGAATAGCGATATCAGGTTGCTACCCCATGGTCACGAGGAAAGGGCTATACGCCCGCATGCAGGCACTGATCGGTCGCGCCTTCTTACAGAAGCCGAGAAGCGACCCAAAGGCCTGGGCAAAATTGGAGGAGATGAAGCACCTCATTTTGCCGGCGGGCGCCCTGGACGGGCCGCGAATGAGTGTGGAGGATTGGATAGCCTCTATGCCGGGAGCACGCAAGCGTGCATTGAAGAGAGCATGGATACAATTCCAGGCGGACGGCTCCCTTGAAGACAAGGACCTCACGTTCTCTGCTTTTGTGAAGCAAGAGCTCCTCGCCGCATTCGAGGAGTATGACGGTGCCTTGTCCAAGCCCCTGGAGGAAACCATCGCACGGATGATCATGGCCCCCCAAGAAAAAGCTCACTTGGTGGTGGGACCAGTGATCAAGCCGAAGCTCTACCGGCTAAAAGAGCACTGGAACAACGAGAACTGGCTATTCTATGGCGCAACGACTCCCAAGAAGTTGCAGAAATGGCTAGATGAAAGCGTCGGAGCCTGCTTGGACGGAGAGGTCTTCGTTTTTTGGTGTGATTTTTCGATGTTCGACTGCACGCATTCAGCGCACAGTATGAAACTCATCGAGAGTTACTACCAAGAGATGAAGACTGACGACCTGTTCAAGAAGGTCATCGATGCTTGGCGTTATCCAGGAGGGACGATGGGCGAGCTGAAGTACAAGCTAGAGCAGATAATGCTTGCTTCAGGACGCGACGACACCGCACTCATGAACGCTATGTTCTGTGCGTTTGTCATGGGCATGGCAGTGACAGCGGCAATCAAGAACAAGTCGCTAGAGGAGCTGGACGAAGAGGACATGCGCTTCGCAATGGCTTATGTGCGCATAAGTATTTGCGGGGATGACACCCTCGGTTTCCTGCCCAAGTCCATGTGGCCCAGACGGGTCCAGATCATGGCAAGTATCGAGAAGAACTTGACCCGATTTGGACTTGTCCCGAAGTTGGACTGCTCCAATTACCTTGGGAGTGCAGTCTATCTGGGGATGAGACCCTACAACGTGCCAACCCCCACGGGCAGGCAGTGGTTGTGGGGACGAACAGTGGGTCGGGCAGCCTATAAACTAGGTTGGATGCTCGACCCCAACAAGGGCGATGCGGCAGCGTGGGCAACGGGAGTTGCCGATTCGATTGTCCGCACACAGCCCTATGTACCATTGTTGTCCGATCTGGCCAGGAAAACGCTCGAGCTGAGGGAGGGGTGTCGCCGCACCCCAGTCCTCGCCGACCCCAACAAACCCTGGACTCACTGGACACCTCGCGAGGACCTTGGGACTCTAACGTACGACGACATCACCCTCGAGTGTTTGCACCTGTCCTACGAGACTCCCACTCTCCATGGGCCCGAAAGGCCGGTTGGCCCTACTGTAGACGCTCTCCGTCGCAGCAAGGCCAATATCAACAGGATCGACCGCCTCCCCTACAACCTTGCCGACGAGGCACTGCAGTTCTGCTGCAATAGGGACGACAAATGATCCGAACGGGTTGCCAGACCTTAGAGCACGAACTAACCTTTCTGTTTGACGATTTTATTGCCAGTCAGAAGAATACACAGCAATGTCGCATTCAAGCCTCAAGACTTTGGATCAGGTAGCACAAACCATCTGTTTGCCAAACGAGCGAGCACCTGTTCGCTTGCCAACCTACCCGTCGATCGACAAGACGGCACTATTCCGCTACAGATACCAAAACACGGTCAGTCTAAAAGATGAAGAACTCGTGTCATATGGGGGCTCGGATGCCCTCAATATCCCAGGCAGAAAACGGTTCCTTCTGAGTAGAGATCCGGCCGCTCCGCTATTAGTAGACACTCCACATCTGCTACAAAATAGCTGGGGCCTAAATCCCGCTACTCATGATGGGACCCTATTTATTCGTGCGGAGAGTGTGGATATCAGGGATTACGTTGCCGATGAAGACACCATCCACGGTGTTGAATTCGAAAAATGTTATCCAATTGATTATTATAACACACTACCCGCTGGGATGCTTGACGGGCGAGAGTGGTTCGTGGTTCCACGGACCCTAGACACACAGGGGAGATCGCAAGGTTTCCTTGACCGTATTTGTGTAGGATTGGTCAATGAAGACCCGGGCCCAGCGAACGTAAACCCACTCAGTCGCGGCCTTATCCGGGTATATAGGAGAGACAACCCCCTTGTCATACCATCAGCGAAGCCTGGTGAAACGTGTCTGGACTACACGGTCACCATAGAGTTGATGAATTACATTGGGGTCACTAGTGAAATGATCTTCTCCTTTGACTGGTCAATAAACGGATACACAGGGTTTCAAGGATTAGACCCGAATGTTTCAATGGTCAGAATCAAATCCATCAGTTATGGTGGGAGGGTTCACTTGATCAGCGACACATCAGCGGTTGGACCGGCAGTACCGGTGGGGCGTTGCTACCCGGTTCTAGGGTTATCGCGCTACAATCCTGCGCCAGCAATTGCGCCGATTTCTTTTCGTTGCTTGTCTTTACCTGCCACTCCAATTAACCCGGAGTATTACAATTCAATTGCGCCATTTCAATCGACGCGACTGAACTCCTCGGCATTATTATTGACAAATGTGACCAAGGTGTTAAATAAGGAAGGGACAGTGCAATCCTCCCGATTGCTGTTCAATCCGCACTCTGGGCGCACCTTTCATCACGCGGACGTGGTAAGTGTTTCCACCTCCAACCCGGATACCCGTTATTTCGGGGCACTGGAGAAGGGAGCATACACGTTCACCGCGCCTGATCAGGAGAGCCTAAAGTTTGTCACTCCCTATAGGACAGTTACCGTGAACGACACTGGGACTGCCGATGGAAACACAATTCCGTTGACGTTGATCCCGACACGCAACGTTGAGAGGCCGTTATTGGACTTGTCTGCCAAATATTACAATTGTATAATTTGCGCAGACTTGGACAGCACCGATGATACTCAGCTTGCTATGACGTTAGACACACACTGGGAGTTCCGAACGATATCCACGTTGTACACCTTGGACTACTCACGCATGCCGATGGAGGTGTACCACGCCGCCATGTTGGCCGTCGTAAAGGCGGGGTTCTTTTACGAGAACGATAGCCACGGAAAGATATTACGGGCGCTTGGAGTTGGTATCAAATACGCAGCTCCGATGGTTGCAAACTACGCCATGGGAACACTCCCACAGCATCTGGTTGGTGTCGCCGCGAAGGGCGCAGTTCGACTAGCGCGCAAAGGGGCAACCATTGCCTACAACGCGCACAAGAACAAGAAGAGTAACCAGAAGCCAAAGCGCAACCAAGCCAAAGGAAACATGCGCCAGAAGGGCCTGAAGTAAGGACATGCCTTAGTGTCCTGTAGGTTGAACGCGGACACCCTGCAAATGTATACGACTGCCTTTCGCACTTGTATTATAAGAGGGTCCCGTGTTCATGCGGCCTATAGGGAAAGGTTGAATGCGAAC